CTATGGCCAATACCTAAGCGCCCCCGCCGTTGCCAGCGCGGCCCGTCGTTTATCATTCTGTGCCTGACTTTCCCGAGCTGCTACAAGCTTTTGCTTCGGAGGCCACGACACCACTCCCGTTGTCTCAAGATATCAGCGAGTGGCCAGCCCTTCTGCGCACCACGCTCTTCGTGCCCGAGGGCATCTGCCCCGTGCGCGCTCGCGACATAGCCCTTCCGCCCCTCGACCTTCCAGAAGTGGTGATGCCACGCATGCTACGTCCGAAGTTGGCCATGCTCAACAAATTCATCACTACCGCCCCACGACTAGCGACATTTATGGGCAGATTAACCCAGTCTGTAGGCGCTGCGGGAACCACTTGTTTGGTCGGCCTGGCCAACGCAAGTTTTGCTACGGTTTTTGGATGGAAGGCGAGCGCCGTGTTCTGTGCACCGGTGGTTGAAGAGTTGGCCCGTTTTACCCACGATCGCGGGCTCCCGTATTTCACCACTCAGATGATTGTGCAGGAGTTCATCGCCTACCCGCACATCGTAGCACGCATACCGCCCACGTTGCTGCATTTGACCAATTATTGCCTGCTCGCCGCTTTTGGTTTGCCTGCCCTCCCGGCTGCCATCATTCTACATGCCGTCTATAACGCTCTCGTTATTTGTGTGTCCGAGGCGGCGGGATCGGTAAAATTTACTCAAACAGCAACACTTATGAATGCCAAGAACCAAGCAGACTCCTATCTGGATCAACTCTCGTCCGTACCTTCCGGTCTCTCCGAAGCGGGCAAGGAATGGCTCAAGGTGGCCATCGACCCCTTCCACGACTCAGACACCTACGTCACGGGCTATCCAGATGTTGACATCGCTCCAAGCGTCGTCCAAGTCGTCAAGAAGACAATCACAATTGGCGCGCCAACTGGTACAGTCGCTAACTGGGACTGCCACATTGCGCAATCGCCCGTCCCGTCAGACTCCGGGTCGACGTGGTCGAAATACGGCATCGTCGGCGGCAATATCCTCGCGGCGGTCCCCTCGGCGACGATCGCGCCGTTCGCAGGCGTCTCAGCAATCGGCGGCGCACCTGGCGCTGCTCTAGATTTCAGCCAAGCCACAGTTGCATCTCAAGTCGGCAACGTTCAGCTTGACGATTCCTATTTGCGAGGCGCCTCACGTGTTATTGCTCAGGGCTTTGAAGTCACCAACACCACTGCCGTCCTCAACATGCAAGGCCAGGTTATTGCTTATCGCCTAGCCGAACCCGCCGGCACACCTTCCAATTTTCAATGCGCCAGTTTGACAGCTAGTCTCGGCTCATTTGCGGCCCGACAGCTCACTGTACCACCTACCAGTGCCGCCAATGCAATGCTCACTGCTGGTTCACGTCAGTGGGCGGCATCCGAGGGCGGCTATGTTGTCTCCGCACTCAGCTCTCTTGACATCCCAGCAGAGGGGGAGCTCTTCATCCAACCCATGCTGCTAGTCGATGAGTCTGGCACCACATGCGATACTTTTGTGGCCATGCCCACATTGACGACTGAGGGTGGCGGCGTCGTTCTGACACCGCCTCTGTCCTACACTGCCCCTTTCCACGTGTCCGGATTATATTTCACGGGCCTGTCGTTGACTACCACTCTAAACTTGACCACCGTGTGGTACGTGGAGCGCTTCCCCGACTATGAGGAAACTGATCTAGCCGTGTTGGCCAAGCCCTCGCCGGCCTATGATCCCTTCGCCCTGAAACTCTATAGCCGCGCCCTGTGCTCTTTGCCTCCCGGCGTCATGGTGAAAGAGAACGGCTTGGGCGATTGGTTCGCCAGCACTGTTGGCAAAATAGCCGAATATGCCGCGCCCATAGTCAAGATGCTGCCGATACCTGGCGCGCAGTACATCAGTGGCGCCATTTCAGCTGGGGGTTCCATAGCGCGGTCCATGTCCGCCTCTAGGGGTGTCCCCAATCAGGTCAGTCCCGTCGGGCTGACGACCCAACTAGCTCAGCC